CGTCCTCGACAGCCTTTCCTGCCTCCTGCTGGGCAGCAGACATTCGGGCCGCCGTATCGGCCAGGAACTCATCATGAATGACCTGTGCCTGTGATGGCGTCAGGCCCGCCTTGTGCGCCCAGGCTTTGAACTTCTCAGCGCTGGCAGCATCGTAGGGCATTTCCTGCGGGACGCTTTCGGGCACCTTGAACTGGTAACCCTCCGGCTTCCCCGGTCTGCCGAGCTTCTCGTAAAAAGCATTCCACTCGTCCTGACTGGCACCTTCGCCAGGAGGAACGAGCGCTCTGCCTTGCTGGGATTCCAAGCCACGATATGCCTTCAGCACCTCGTCTAGCGGCTTGTCTTTCCAGCCCTTCGTTTCGACAAGGGATTGGTTGCCTTCATCCTGAAGACCGCTCCACCAGTCGCTACCACCGCCTCCAGACCCATTCGTCAGGACGGTAGCATTTGCTTCTTCGGGGTTGCCCGCCGACGGGATTTCACCCGCCACGGACCCTTCCGTTGCGTCAGTCATGTAAACTCCTGTGTCAGGAAGGAGGGCTAGATGTCGCCCTCTTGGGATGAGATGACGGCCTCGTGACGTGCCGCCTCCTCAAGTTCGCGGATTTCTTGATCTGTCATCCGCAGGAACCGGAATATGCGGCCATAGACGGCGCGCATACCTTCATTGAAGGCCAGGTCGCCCGCGCCAGGATAGGTGACCCGGTAGAATCCAGAGAACGCGGCCAGATCGGCCAGAACAATCTCTGCTTCCTCGCGGCCCAACTTGAAGACCTCGCGATAAGCAGCAGCAAGCTTTCCCCGTGCCTTGGCCCCTCGCCTGCTCCCCGCGGGCAAACCGGCAGAAACGCTACGCTGCGCCATTCACCGCACCAGCCTTGGCAAGCGATTCGACACCACTCGCCGCGTCCTTGCCAACAACTGCCGCTTCCTTGGCAGCAGCAAGGTTCTGCAACATTGCCTGCTGCTCATTGCGCTGGCGGCGAAGCTCGTCCACCTCTTCACGGCGGCGAAGGATATCAGCCGGCGCACCGTTGATTTCCCGGGTCGTGCGGACGATCTCGTCAAAGTCGAAATTGTCCATGACCGAGGGATCAGCTTGAGCCATAGGCAGTGCAATTTCCAACGTGCGCTGGATGCCAACCGCCTCATTCGCCCTACGCAACCGATCCAGAGGCGATGTGAACTTCACACCAATAGACCGGCCAGCAAGGCTCTCAGGCGGCGCCAGAGCTGATCCAGGGTCAAAGGCGCCCTTCCGTTCGTAGATGCCAAACTCGCGGTCAAACATCCGGCTCATGGCCATCTGAATGCGCGCCCCGGCTGGGCCCAGCAGCTCGCCCTTCTCCTGCGCCCGGATCAGCGCTTCCGTCGCCGTCATCTCCGGGTTGGCAATGAGTATCTGGAACAGGTTGATGTAGAGGCTTTCCCTGATTGCATTGCGCTTCTGCTCAAGCACCAGATCAGCAAAGGACGGGTTTTGCACCGTGTAGATCGGCTGGATCTTGAGCCTACCGCTGGTATCGATACCACCCATATTGATGGCCCCCGAATTGAGGTTCGGGCGGTTCATCACGCCGTCATTCGAGATTGCAAGGGGCGGGCGGACATACTGCTGCATAGCGCGCAGGTTGTCCTTTGATGCTGCCTGCAATGTCTTGATGTCGGCAAGCGCGATCATCACTGGGCTCTCGCCATAAGCCCCGCTTTCCGTGACATTCCATTGGTAGACGATGAACGGAAACTCGAAGAACCCACCATCGCCTATCAGGTGGCGCTCTTCCTCCTCGACATAGAAGGAGGCGAATGCGCTGCCGCGATTGGTGTTCGAGCGTGAGCCCTGCTCTTCACGCGGGCAGACGGCATGAAGGACGCCGAATTCCTTATCCTTGTCCTTGGGGTTCTCATAGGCCGCCTTGACGCGCCCCGAGACCTTATCGCCCCACTTCTGCACCATCTGGCGCGCTGTCATGGTGAAGCGGCGGAAGTTGGTGTCACACTCCGCAAACTGATTGGTAGCTAGATAGTTCTCGCTCAGAGGAATGTAGCGATAGCGGGCCGGGAGAGACCGCGAACCGTTCGTCGTCTCCTCGACAAAAACAACACCTGTCCCGAGCGCCACCGTGGCCTTGATGGCCAGCTGGTTAGCTATCTGAAAGCCGGACCGCGGATCATACCGGGCTGCGAAATGGTAGTCGGCCAGCTTATCCAGCCATTCGGCTTCTTCATCCGTAGGCTCAGGAGCAAGTGGGTCATCAATGGCTGCGCCATGCCAACGTTGCGTCGAGGGCGTTGCCAGGCTCTCGATACCAGCCGCCAGGCGATCTACAGCCCATACAGAGGTCGAATCGTAGATCTTGCGGCCGCGCTCTGCACTCTCCGGCATTTTGGGGAGAGCATCATAGATAGGACGGCCTGTGTCCTGCTGGCGAATGCGCTCCGCCATTGGTAGGCACAGGTCCGCTACGTCCCTCCAGACCTTTTCCCAGAAGATGCGCTGTGACGATAACTCATCAGCGCGTGAGATGAGATCGTCAACAACTCCCATTAGGAGGCTCCGAGAAGCGTGCGGCGCTGTACGTTCTGACCGAAGGACGGATCACCAAGGCCGCCCGTTAGAATGGTTGCGCGGCGGCCCTGCGCTTGAGCGGCACGGCGGCGCTCCTCTTCCTGCGAGGCGGTCACTTCCGCATCCTGACGCGATGGCGTCGGAGGGGGCGCTGGGGTTTTGACATCAGGGGTCGACATGAAGCACATGGCATTGTCCTCAAAAGGCGAGAGAAAAACCGGCGGCAGCGGAAAGAAGGATGGCAGAACCATAGAGAGGCCACGCCTGTGTCGGCTTGATCGCGATGGCCATCTGGGTGATGTAGGAAGCAGCTGCGGCTGCATTTGCGAGACACACAGCGTATGGATTCCCGTAAGCAATACCGGCGACGAAAACCCCGATGAGGTAAAGCACGCCATAGAGGTATGCCCCCATGGCTGTAATTTTCATTTCATCATTCATTCCCAATCACCCTTTAGCCAGGAGTACAGAACGAACGTCTCGCCGTTGCGCCCATATCCCGGCAGTTCGCATTCGAGATGGGCACCAAGGCCCTGCAGCCACCGATGCGCCAGGTCGTGATCAGCAATGGAGCGGATCTCACACCGCCTCGCGCCAGCTTCGAGAAGAAGCCTTGAGGCCGTCTCTCGCCCAAACCGCGTTACAGCAGGAACAGCACGCTTCATGCGATCCGTGCCGAACGCCCAGGCAGACCAGACCCAAGGCAGACCCGACCGGGCGAAGCCGAAGGCGCAAACCGGATCATCCTTGATCCAAGCCGTCCACGAGAACTCGGAAGCAATGTGGCACATGATGCCCGCTTCCGCCCGGTCATCCATCGGGCCAGAGGCGTGTATCTCTCGCCAGTCCTCATCGCGCATGTTCGCTGCGATGAAGGACACATCCCGGAGCGTGCCGGGGCGGATTTCAATGCTCACCAGTTCTCCAGCGGGTCCACTTCCGGCTCGGCCGTCACCCACTGTATTTGGGCGAGATGCTCGGCAGCCACAGGCTCGGAAAAGGTCAACGCCAAGGCATCGGCCAAATCGGGCGAGCGAAGCCCGCGCTTCTTCATGTCTTCCTTCTTCTCGAGCAGGATGCGGTTTGATGCATCAAAGCCGTAGAAGGGACCGGTCAGTTCGGCAGCAAGCTCGATATCATGGTGCGAGATCATCGCACGAGAGCGCAGCCATTCACGCATGCGCCCCCACATCTCCGCGCGCTTGTTGGCATAACGGTCTTCCTGACCAGCCTTAGCGCCCGCGTTGACCTCGATCACACGCGCCCTGAGAGCACGCAGGCGGTCCACGACGCCACCACCAACACCCACTCCATCAACGAAGATGGCATCAGGATTGCGGGAGTTGGCTACATCTATCACGCGGGCTGCTAGCTGCTGCGTGTCCAACTTCTCCCACTTCATCAGGTCAACGAGGCAATCGCCCTCGCGGATGCAAAGGACACTGCGGTCATCACCGAAGCGGGCAACATCAACCCCGAAGATGACAGGCTTGCCGCCACGCTTGTAAGGCCGCTGCTGTGCAAGCTTCACATCATCCCATGAGATGAACTGCTTGTCGGCCTGAGACTGATACTCACCAAGCCACACATGCGCGTACTTGGCAGGGTCGCTCGCCCTGTCCCGCTCCATGTCCTCCCGCAATGACGCAGGGAACCATGGATTGTCAGACCAGTTGGCACGAACAACCACCGCACCTTCCGGCGTGTTCTGACGCAAAAGCACATCAACCGGATCGGTGGGCTGATCAGGGTTCCAAGAGAACCACATTTCCGAGCCATCGGCACGGATCGTCGGTATCAGAAGATCGAGAGACTTCTGCGTAATCGTCTGCGCTTCCTCAACCCACGCGATATTGAAGCCCTCCAGGGACTTCATCGTGTGCGCCGTATGGTTCTGAAGGCCCTTGAAGATGATCAGCCCATCATTCGGGCACTTGATCTCCTTGTCCTGTATCTCGAAGTCACCACCAAGCCCGAAGCGGTGAATCGTATCCTCCAGAAGCTGCTTCACAGAGTCCTTGATGGACAACTGGACTTCACGCAGGCACACCGCGCGAACCTGACGACGCAGGCATTCCAGAATGAGCAGACCGGCAAAGAAATGACTCTTGCCAGATCCCCGCCCGCCCCATGCGCCCTTGTATCGAGCAGGACGCGTGAGAGGATGAAAGACCTCCGGAAACTTAATCCTTACCGGGTCCAATGAACTCTACCTGGAATGTCGGGCGCATGCTGCCGTCACTCGACTTGTGGTCGATTTCCTGCTTGTCGCCATATTTCTTCGGGGCCATCTTGCTCATGAGCCACTTGCGAGCATCAACACGGAGCTTGGCGCGCTGCACGTCTTCGGCGTTGCCTTCGTCGGCAATCTCCAGAATGTCCTCTGCCAGCGCCGCAGCACGATCTTCTTGCGCCCGCACGTACTGGTCGCGGAATGCTTCGTGCTTCGACAACCAACGAAAGATGGTCGCCTTATCAGGCATGCCCTCATCGTCACAGATGGATCGGAGAGAGCGCCCCGAAGCGATTTCTGAGCAGATGTGGCTGGCGATATCCTCTCTGAACTCGCTTGGCCTACCAGCTGGCATCAGCTATTCTCGCACTTCTTCAATTATGGGAGCGGGTCATGGACGAAGAGACAAGGAATCGCGTCAACGCCTGGGCAGACCAACCATTCCCCTCTTTCGGCAGAAACAATCCTCCGTCCGAACAGGCCCGTATCGCAGCAGCGGCGGAATATGCGGCTCACCACTTGGGACGTATCAGCAAGGCGCTAGAGCGCATTGCGATTGCGCTGGAGACGAAGGGCTAATCCAGCTCTGCTACGATCCTCGCCTGCCGCTTTAGGATCTCGATCACCCGAGCTTTGGAGCAGTGGGTGAGGAGGAGATTGATCGCGCACTCCAGGAAAGTGATCGAGGAGCGCTCCAGATAGAGCTGCGTTCTTTCCGCGCTCAGCTCGTCTATGCGGCGCGGGTCGGTCATGAGAACATCTCGTCGTGCTCTGCCCACTTCTGGCAGCATACGCACTTGGGTTCGAAGTCAGGGCAGCGAGAACCCCATATGCGGCGAGTGTAAAGCCATGAGATGAAGCGATCTAACGCGTAGCTCACCGCGATGTCCCAACTGATGCAATGATCAACACACAGACCACGAAGAGCGGAATCATGAGACCGAAGATCAGATGCAGTTCCGATGCCATGAGATGCTCCGAATAGGTCAGGACGGGCGCGCCAATCCAGAAGTCACGCGCCAAGTTGCCGGGCTACTGGCTTACCGGCGAGACACAGAACTGTTACCAGCCTGGGGCGTCCTGATTCAGTGGCGGGTCTGGTTTGTGTCAACGGTGTACCGCCATCCGCGTTGCCGGGGCTGGCCTTGCTTGTACCCCGAATAGGTCAGGACGGGCCTCGCGCTACTGAGGCTATTGCTAGGCACGGCTCAAGCCCGAATCCGGAATGCAGACCCACAAGGTACGGCCAAGACCACTGACGCCGTTTCTATGGTCGGGCTGCTTCGCTATGCTGGCGGCTCCGTCTCCCGCCTCGACTGACCGTTTAGCGTGTCTGCTTTCCACGCCGCCGTCCTGATTACTTTATGCGCTCGCGCTCCTCACGGGATTCATCGAACCACATTACACCGATGAACATCCGATGGCCGAAACTGACCCCGAAGACAGAACCCAAACGGTGGGAGATCCACCGCCGAAATGTCTGGCGCTCAGAACCAACCCCATGGCTGAGCGACCCCACCCCATACTGAAGACGCCCGAGCCGAGGTTTCCCATAGTGGATGCGCAACTCGGTTCCTCTTGATTAGCCTCGCCCGCCGATACCATACGCTCAGGGTGTAGGTGCCTTCTGGAGTGTTTCGATGGTGGCGGGCGATTGGTGAAATGATTTGAGGCCCCGCATTAACCGGTCTGCGGTGGGTAGGACTGTATCGGTTGCCCGGCCTCTGGCGTACCCCTACGGGGAATGATGCGATACGGCACCTGCATGACTGGCGACCGGGAATCCCCAGTCCTTGACTATCGGCTTACGGCGAGAAAGCCCACCCGCGACCAGCTTCTGACTTTCGGCATCGCCACCATCCGGTGACCACCGCCGTATCGCAACCGTTTGGGGCAAGCACGGTTTCTCCGTGAAGACCGTCCGCGCCAGGATCATATCACCCGTTCTGCGGTGGCGCTCCCCAACTCTTTCCGCTTACGCGGAACCTGTATTGCTACACTTATTGCAGCCTTCCATTAATGACATTGCACATTTCGCTCATTTGGTCAAGC